TCATTCTTTCGATTGGTTCGTCGGCATAGCGAGAGCGTACTTCAACGTGTATTGGATGTGTACTTTTAATAGACATAATAACTCCTAAATCATTTTACCCCAGTTTCTTCCACCAAGAGCCATGATGCCTGCGATGTCTACGCCGGGATCATTTGGAGCTACACCGGCTAATGCGCCAGCTTTGCCGCCTGAATGGTCTTTGCTTTCGGTGGTAATACCACCTGTAATGGGTTCGGTTCCGGCAAATACATCTGTGCCGAAGCCTGCGGCATCTAAAAGCTTTCTTTTTTGTTCTTTTAGTCTCCGCTGTTTTTCGTGTTCTAGGTCAACTCGCTGTTCTTCTAGCTGTTGTTGCTGGAATACTACTTCATTATTGGGAGCAGAAACAGAAGGTTGTGTGTGGATAGGTTGCAATCCTCTTACTACTTCTGAAATGATGTTCGAAAGAAGTCCTTGTTCTATGAGAGCTTCATTTATACATTCTTTTACGATAGGTTTGAGGATACGTTTTAGGTCGGATTTCTTCATTATGCCTCTTAGTTTTTGATTCCGGCGAGAAGGCGCCATCTATTTAATACTTGTGTATTCTTAGCTTCTTGCAAAGCTTCTGGTTCTGATGTTGCAGCTGCTTTTTTTGCTTGGATTTTTCGTCTTCTTTCAAAATCTCTAATTTCAGCTTTTTCTTGTTTCTCGTTAGCAACAATACCAAATTCAGCTAAAACGGGGATTAGTTTTTCTCTTCCTTTTTTACCAAATTTCAACGAAGACAAATGTTGTATTATTTCACGTTTAGTAAACTTAAAATAATTTGTTTTAATGGCTTTATCGTGTAACTCATCAACTAACTTTGTAGAAAGTCTTTTTGCTCTTGCATCGTCGATTTTAAACTCTTTCATCTTAGTCAAAAACGTTCCGTCAAATACAAAATAAAGTGGAACTTTTGCCATATTGCCATAACGTTTGGTGGCTTCGCGGCGTCTGGTGATGACAGTAGAATATGTCAAGCGAGTTGATGTAAGCTTTCCGTCACCTTTATTAAATTTAAACTCTCCAGAATCGACAGTGCCCGTTTTTCGTGCCCTGGTTCTTTTTTCTTCTAAATCTGCATCTTCGCCAGCGCCAGCTTCTTGTTGTACATCTTCTTCATCTTTAAAATCAGTTTCATCCGGGTCGAGTTTACCCATAAAACCGCTTTTTTGTACATCAGCGAATTCCTCATTACGTTCATCACCAACTTCTTTAGAAGTGATGGTAGCATCAAAAACGTGGAACTGTTCTTTCTTTGTGCCGCGATTTGTTTTAGAATCTAATACCACTAAATATGGCTTGATTGCATCTTTTTCTTCTGGATCGTCCGGATCTACTGGGTCGACTGGATCTACTGGGTCGACTGGATCTACTGGGTCAACTGGGTCAACTGGGTCAACTGGGTCAACTGGATCTACTGGGTCAACTGGATCTACTGGGTCAACTGGATCTACTGGATCTATTGGGTCAACTGGATCTACTGGATCTACTGGGTCAACTGGATCTACTGGGTCAACTGGCTTAATATCTTGACATTTGCCGTCGACCATTTCTTGACCTTCGGGGCATTCTTCTTCTGGCTCTGGCTCTAATACGCCGCCGCCTTTAAAATCTCTTAATGTGTCCTCAAGATCATTCAATACTTGTGCTCTTGAAGACTTTTTACCTTTCATTCTCAATAGCTTAATGGCAGCTGCAGAGGCGCCGAGACCAATGCCTATTGTGCTTAGTACGCCACTTCCAGCGAGGATGGCGCCCATCTTAGTACCTGCAGCTGCAGTGCCAGCCATTCCAGCGCCTTGCTTAACTAAAGACTTCTTAAGATAAACTGCTCCTTGCTTTTTAAGTATTTGCGCAACCATTTTAGTAACGCCGGGGATGTTTAAACCGCCCGATGCAATACCAATCAAGGTACCATTCACAGCACTTGGATGTCCGGACATTGTGCCAGGTTTTTGCAGTGCTTGCAATAGTCCTTCACTGCCACCTTGTTCTTTCGCAAAGTTAAGGAATTCTGCCGAGGGAGTGCTGGAGGCGTTTGCGATAGCGCCTGCTACTCTACCACCAGATTTATCAAAATCATATAATATTTTTGCTGCTTCTTCACTCAGTTCCGAACCAAAATCTGAATTGGAGTTTTGTGATGCCAACATTGATACAATTTGTGCGGGATCTCGACCGGTCTTGTCAGCATAAAAATCAATATTATTAGCGAAGTCGTTAGCGTTTGCGCCGGGGGGAGCAGCCATCGTCAGGAAACCGGTACCTGTCATACTCTCGTCTGATCCTATTCTTCCTTGTACATACTCAATATATTCCTCGTCTGGGGCTTGCTCTCTCGTCATTCTGTACACGTCTTCGGCAATCTCTCCACCGCTGGGACCGAGAAACATTTTAGCTAATGCCATATGTGCGGCGCCGAATCCCGCGCCTGCAAGTCCAAGGGCACCGGGGAGAAGATTACTCTCTAATCCTTTCCAGGTGCCACTTTTTTCTTTTGTTTTCAAAACGTCTTCGTCTTCGGAAGCTTCTGCTTTTTCTTGTCCTTGACCAGCAGCTGCGTTTTCTTCATCCTCAAGTTCTTGTGCTTTCTTTGCCCAATTGATTTCTAAAAGCTCATCACCTTCTAGCTCTTCTTCTTCGGTGAAATGTTTATATACGTCCGAAAGTTCAACGTCTAATAATGTTCTAACATATTCTCTTAATGCTTCTACCATACCATTGGCAACTGCAGGGGGCAGTGCGCCCTCTTCTTGCTGACCGTCTGGGGTTGCAGTATTGTATTTTGCAACCGCTGCAGCCAAACTATCGTAAAACTGCGCGATAGCTGAAGTGGCATTAAGGAACTCCATTTTATCTTTTTGATTGGGAAATTCGGAAAATTCTGATTTAATTTCATCGACCAGTTTTTTTACTGTAGCGTTTGCTGCTTTATCAAGAGTGGCGCCAAATTGTTTGCGCGCTTTTTCTACATATTCTTTTTTACCAGTAAGCTTGCCGCCTTTTTCCATAGAGCCAAGCTTGCCAACGTAATATTTTAAGCTATCCCAAATTCCCTCATTGATAATTTGTTCTAGTTCAGATTTCTTTATTCTTTTACGAAAAGGTTTCATTATTTTATTGTTTCCTTAGTATTTCGTTTAAAGCACGATTGATTCTATCACCTTTGGTATAAATTTGCTGTAGGTTTTTTTCTGTGTTCTCACGCATAAGCCAAGCACCGGGAGCAGATGGCTCTGATACAGCATCAAAACAGATAAGTTGTAGGTCATCTTGTACTACTTGTACAGTATCGCCATTTTCTCCTGTGCTTTCTTTGAGAGAACCCATAGCTCTTGACGAGAAGCCAAACAATACTCCGCTTTCATATAGACCGCGAAGAATATCGCCGGAAGGAGTTTTGAGAACTTTGATAGTCCCAAGAACACTATTGCCATCCCACCAAACACGGTTGACCATATGGGAGGCATTTTTTAGATTTATAACAGAATCATCTGGATGGTCGCATTCACCTAGCGCTCTCTTCTCTTCTACAAGCTTTTGATAGTTTTGGATTTCTCGTTTAAGGACTTCCTCGGTGTATACACGACCGTTGCCGTTCTTGGTGTCAGCTTCTTGTAGTTTAGCTGGAAACATAAGAAATCCTTCGCTTACCATTTTCTTTTCACCCTCGGTCAAAAGATCTTGGCATCCACGTTCATCGCACTTGAGTTCAAAAAATTCTCGTAAAAGCTGTTTAGACATATGTTTACCCTGCAGTTCCAATTCCTGCTGCAAGCGCTTGAGCTTTGACAGCTTTTTTAAGTTTTGTAATAGCTGTTTTTATATCAGCGTTGGGCTGGATTCCTAGAGCATTTAAGTCGCCTTCCAGTTCCTTTGTGATAGAATCCATTACTGTATGTATTTTTATAGCTTCGGCTTTCGCATCGCCAGCACTTTCGATGTCAGAGGCTCTTTTGTCTAAAACATCACCAGTCTCTTTATCCACAAAACCGGCAACCTTACCGAGACCGCGAGTTGCCATAGATTTGGCTTTAGATTTTAAATTGCTTACTCCGCCTTTAAATTTTCCCTTCATCTGGCTAAAAAACCCTTCATCAATCATTTGTTGGATTTCTTCTGCAATAACTTGTTTTAACTGTGATTCTGTTAGTTTCATTTTTTAGCTTCCTTTATAATAAAAATGCGGGCGCAACCCGCGTGATACTAGAGCCGCTGCAGCACCTACGAACCGGTTGCAACTTCCATCTAGACGTCCATAAATTATTCATTTTCACTCCTATGATTCAATTTTAGACCATAATCGTTAATTAATACGCTTAATAAATAGGAAGTTCCAGAGGATAAGCACCCCAATATAAAGGCATTAATTAAATTATATTCAAAAGTAAATAGTTCTGTTTGGTCATTTATGCTGAATAAAAACACTCCGGACCAGAAACCTAAACACATAGGGCAATGGAAAAGTTTTCCAAAACCGTGTAGCCAATCTTTACTGGGTCTTATTTTATTAAAGATAGAACCGTAGATGATAATCTGCGTTAGACCGTAAGCGGTCAAAACAAAATATAGTAATTCCATTTATTCCTCGTAATAATAGCCGACTAATCCATAAGCTGCAGTTGAGCCGGGATAGGTGTGATTTGTTCCTTGACGTGGCTCGTGTGGGATCTTGCCGAGTTCTGTTGTTTCGTCTTCGGGAGGGTCTGTAAGATCTTTGTCGAACTCATCTTCGTATTCCTTGTAGCTTCTTACGTGTGGGGCTTCTTCGTGTAGAAATCTAGCAACAGAATAAATGGCAATTTGTAGAGGGTCTACTTTTTCTTTTTGTGCTTCTTCGGCTACTAATATTGGTCCTTCTAGAGAACCAAAGACATTTCCACTTCTGATTTTAGATTGATCGATGACGCCTCTTTTAGAAAGGAAGTCGAACAAACGTGATTGTGTTGCGTATACGTGATCACTAAAATCCTTCTTAGCTAAAGCAAAAACTTTGTTTTCTCTTGGGGAAACAACTATATCCATGTCTGGATGGTCATATATTAACACATCACCAGCAATATTCTTTCTTGCCATCAAATTTACTATTGCATCAGGTTTGTCGATAGTGATAGTAAGCGGCTGTGGTATTGTGCTTATATTGATTTTCATTATGATTGTAACTCTTTTGCTAAGGTTTGTATTTTAAGAACCTGCAAAAACTTTTCTTTATTTACAGGTTCTTTATTGAAGTTATTTAAAACTTCAAACACTTCATCAAGCTTGACCTTTAAATTTTTGTCTTGCTTGATTTCATCTAATTTGTAAGATGACTTTATTACTTCTTTCAACCGTCCTAACTCTTCACTCAAAGAGAAGTTGAATTCGGTACTGTCATCTTGGAACGATGAAACATATTTTGCAAGAAGTGCCTTTTGCTCTTCTAAAAGATCGCTATATGTTTCATTGAAACGATTTGTGAAAGTTTTTATAACTAAAGGAGAAATATTTTTCTTTTCACTCTTCGCCTCGGGACTTTCTGAAAGATTTTGTATAACTTTTGTTTCCAACAACACTTTTGTTTTTGGGTTGACTGATTGACCAAAAATTTGGGCAATTGTGGCTAAACTTTTATAATTGGGAACAAAGTTGTTAAACACGCTTTTAGAAATGTTTTTATTGATTGATGAGATTGCTTGACTTTGCTCTTTAAAGATTTTCTTTTGGTCTAATTGTTTGTGTTGCTTTGAGACCTCGAACATTAGTTTTTCAGCTATTCTCTCGTTTAGATTGTTAGTATCCATTAGGGTTTTGTAAAGATCTAGTTCTTTGCGTAGCTCTGTGCCTTTCTTGAAAGCTTCTTTTACTACGCCGATTGCAATGTCTCTTTTTTCTTTATCTTTATTGATTGTTTGTTTAATAATTTCTCGAACCAAAACTTCATAAATGAAGGCGGTATTTCTTTTCTTGTTATGTTTAGCCATTAGATTTGCTCCAAGTCCTCAAATATTTTCTTTATATCGTCTTTTACTTCAAAGATTTCTTTTTCTTCCTTCTCATAATTAGTTGTTTTGTTCTCAAATATACCTTTACCTAGCCCTAACAACTCCTTAGCTCCAGCAGGAAGATTCATTCTTACTTGGCGAGAAGGGGCACGTGCCATTTCGTGACTGCCTTGAGCAGTCATTTGTCGCGAGCGTGGACCATGGTTCTTTCGTTTGTCCTGATTTGGTTTTACAGGACGATACATCTTGTGTTTAGAGTCGCGTGTGGTTGTCATTCCATCTTTATCAACAAAAACTGTGGGTTTATCATCTCGTTTCATTCCAGGTTCAGCTAGTAAGGTATCGTCATCACCACCCTCGTCGCCTCCTCCAAGATCATCACCTCCAAGATCATCGCCGCCAAGATCATCACCACCAAGATCATCACCGCCAAGGTCGCCACCACCAAGGTCGCCACCCATGTCATCACCTCCGAGATCATCACCGCCCATGCCACCACCTCCGGTGGCTGCTGCGGCTTCTTCTTCTGCGACTTGTTCGAGTTGGGTTGCGATCTTTCTGTCGTAGAAGATCTCTCTTTGGTTACGGAGAAACTCTTCGTCTGAAATATCAAAGAAGTTGTGAGCAATCCAACGCTTGGAGAAGTATCCTTCCGTAGCGGCTCCAGCAACGGCGAACTTCTTATCCCAAGTTTCTAGCTCTTGTAATTCAGAAATCTTAGATGGGTTGTTTAGTCTAAGGCTAAAGCTGATAAGATCATCACCTCTAAACCCTAACGTATAAAGGTGAATAATGCCAATCTTTTCCATCTCTGTTACGATAGAACGTTGTAATCTTTGGACTGTTCTTGCAAAACGAATGTCTTTTTGAGCTAATGCACCCTTGTCTTCTTCACCGCCTTCACCTCTAATCATATATGATTGAGGAATTTTGATTGCTGCAAAGAGCTTATCGCGAAGATACTTTACATCGTCGATATCGCCTGTATATGTTCCGCCGGGGAGAGAAGTAATTTCTGTTTTAATATCTCCACGTACAGGAATAAAGAAATCTTCTTCTACTGATAGTGGGTTATAACGTAAATCTACTCTTCCTGTATCTGGGTCGACGACCTGATTGCGTTTCATAGAAGTGATGAAGCGTTGCATAAACTGTTCTACGTCTTGTGCTGGAATATTACCGACATCAACGTGGAATACTCTTCTTTCGGGGGCACGAACAATACGATAAGCCATCATCGCGTCCTCAAGAAGCATTAGCTGTCTCCAGATGCGACGGGCAGGGTCTAATACTGAAGTTCCATATGGAGCAAACTTATCATTTCCTAATACACGGAAGTGACCAACTTGCCAGTTTTCGAAGGTGACACCGGCACTATTCCACTGATATTGGATGTAGTTGGGGTTGTTTTTGTCTTGACCTTCAATTCTTTCTATCTCACGGGCTGGGAGACCAATAGCATTTTTGATACCTGTGTCAGCATCAATATCTAAATAAAGATAAAAGTCTCCATATTTACACAAGGTTCTAGCCCAGCCGAAAAGATTGAACTCTATGTTAAGCACTTTATAGTATAAAGTTTCCAATATTTGCTTTATTTCTTCATCAGGACATTGGATACGAAGCATTCGGTTGTATACGTTGAATGTAGTCATTTCGTCCGCATAAATGTCTAAAGCTGATGCTAGTTCAGGCATGTATTCCATTTGGTCAAAATCTGAATAACGAGTAAGGCGCGACTGAGTATCCATGTTAAAGGAGCTAAAGTTATCCATGGGATTGTAACCTGCTCTCTCAAACTTTTGTCCTGAAACATCTTTGAACGTTCTGGCAAATTTATCTAACTTTCTCCTGCGGAGTTGTCTTGTGTTCTGTGAACGATAGTTGATGATTGGTCCAGAGAAAAGACGGGTCAGCCTTTTAAATAATGGTGATTCGGGGTTCTTAGTATTGTTGTCGTTCGTTGCCATTTGTTATCCTTTGATGATCCAGCCAAATTCTTTCATTTGATTCTGTGCTTCCTTCATTCTATCGCTCATGTTTGCTTTCATTTGTCCCGGCGCTCGGGTATCTAGAGTTGTTTTAGTAGTAATCATAGCGTTTAAAAATGCCTTTTTATACTCAATATCCTTTTTATTCTCAATAATTGCTGTGTCTCTGACCCAGCAACCGATAGAAGCAGCCATAATCAAATCATCATTATAACTTCTTTGGGCTTCTGGGCGACCGTT